AACCGCGTTATCAAACTCAAACCCAACAGGGTCCCGGTCATGGACCGCGTAGCCCGCAGCGCCCTGGTCAACTGCACCGACAACGAGTGGCTCGAGATCATCGAGGCCGCCCAGGGCCGTGGCATACTACCCAGAGAGCTGTGGATGACCGATCTGACAGACTTTAACCAGCGCGCTGCAGCCTTCACCGGCACAGTGCGCGAGTTCTTAGACCAGGAGGGTGGCCAATGACTGAGGCTGAGTGGCACAAACTACGAGCTGACAAGCTCGAGCAGCTGGCGCGTGAGCTGATCATGCGCCTGTTCGATGATGAGGAGGTATGCCGTGACCTGATCGCGGCTTTCTACGCTATCGAGAGCGCACCCGCGTACAACTCACGCGAGTGGCAGGAAGTGTACGGGATACCGTTCACGGTTCATTGAGGGAGGCACTATGTTGTATAGGAAAGAGATTAAGGACATCGCTGTCGGGCTCATACTCATACTCGCAATCCTCTGCGCGATGGGCGTGGTGGGCTCTGGCGACTACCAAGAGGCGGTCATGCTCCAGGAGGAATACTGCGCCAACCTGGCAGTGTGGGACGCCAGTGGCGGCAGCGAGGGCTGGCCACCGTACCAGGGGCGGGAGGTGTGCTCATGAGATACTTCTGCGACGCCTGCTACAACGTCATCCACACCATCGGCGACCACGAGCCTGGCTGCCCCGAGGGTGAGGACGACGGCCTGGACATCGAGTTCAAGCCCTATGAGAGAGGTGACATCGAGGCGTGGAAAGCCAGCGATGAGTACCAGGAAGCTATAGACTCCTAGGCCCACGTGAGTGGACCCCTTGCCTCGACGGTTTACGAGTGGCTGTCGGGGCTTTTTTATGCCTGGGCGGTGGGTGGCACAAGTGGCACAAGATTATGGGCTTTGGCACAGGTTGGCGGGGAACAACCTGTGACACAGGAGGAACGGGTAAGTTATTGTTTTTATTATTCTTTTTATTCTTTTATTTATTTAGGAACAAGTGGAACAAGTAAAAGTATAGTTGCTATGGATTTATAAAAGTTACGGCTATAAGGCTGTAAAAATATATATTCCTACTGAACTTGGCGAAAAACCTGTTTTACCTGTGCCACCCCATGGAAAAAGGGCTGAAACTGTATATAAATCAACAGCTTAGAGGTGGCACAGGTTGCACAAATCCACCTGTTCCTACCTGTGCCACCCTTGGCGCCAAATCGGCTGAAACCCTTATTCTATGCGGGTTTCAGGCCGGCACAGGTTGAAATAGGCTACCTGTGCCAAAAGTTAGTGACCACTAACGTTATGAGGCTGTGAGGGTAGGTGAGGCTATGAGGCTGTGAATGTGACACTCACCTGGTGTCTATACAACTAACAGTTGATTGGCATATACTCGCCCCTGTAGCAGACACCGGGAAGGGATTACAGGCATGGCCAACCGCATCGAGATAGACGTCGACAGGGTGGAAAAGCTGGCAGCACAAGGGCTGAGCGAGCAGCAGATAGCAGACACCCTGGGTATCAGCCGCAGCACAATCGATAGGCGAAAGCGGGACGATGACGCATTTGTGGCTGCTTTAAAGCGTGGCAAGCACAAAGGCATCGAGAACGTCACGAATGCGCTATACGAGGCTGCAACGGCCGGCGATAAACCGAACGTGTCGGCGATGATCTTCTACCTTAAGAACCGAGCAGGCTGGCGTGACCGCCAGGATATCAACGCTGAGGTTGCTGCTGACGTAACGAACAGCATCGACATTGAGATGGCACTGCAGTCGCTGCGCGAGGCAGGCATCGATCCCTCAAAGCTGTAGCGCCTATCAGTGATCGGAGGGATTTCGTTGTCAATCAATAGTTTACGAGCCGCTGAGCCTGTGAGGGTGCACCGAGGAGAGCCACTTCGCAAAACCGGGACTCCCCCCTGGGGGGCTACGGGGGCATATATCCGAATTTATACTTGGGACTCCTAATGGCTGAGACCGCAGTTCGCAAAAAACGGGTTCGCAAAACAGGGACTCCTAAAATAACCAAGAGCCAGGAAGATAAAGCGGCAGATTTGGCAGCTGCTATCGCCCTGGTTAAGAAACACAAGCGCGAGCACCGCCTGGATTACTTTGAACCGTACCCTTGGCAGCGTGATTTCTACCACGCCGGCCCAGGAAATAAGCAGCGCATGCTCATGGCCGCAAACCGCGTAGGCAAAACGGCCTCAATGGCGGTTGAAGTGGCCTACCACCTCACAGGCGAATACCCGGAGTGGTGGGAAGGCATAAAATTTAGCCGACCGACGCAGATTTGGTGCCTGGGTGTCTCCGGTGAGCAGTTGAGGGACGTGCTTGTTAAGGAATTACTGGGCCAATACCAGGGAGACGGCAAGTTTGACGGCTCTGGGCTGATCCCGCAGTCAAAAATTTTCCAGGTAACGCCGGCAATGGGCACCCCGCGGCTACCCAGGGACGTCGCGGTGAGGCATAAGGCCGGGAATACCTCCCTGGTTAGCTTCAAGTCGTACACCCAGGGCCAACACGTGCTCATGGGCTCGAGCCAAGACTTCATTTGGATCGACGAGGAGCCCACCGACGTCACTATTTACCCGCAGTGCCTGACGCGGACCGCCACGGGTAACGACGGCAAGGGTGGTTATGTGGTTTTGACGTTCACGCCCGAGAATGGGGTGACCGAGCTGGTGAGCCAGTTCATGGATAACCGTGTGAAGGGGCAGCACCTGTCGAATGTGACCTGGGACGACGCCCCGCACCTGGATAGCGACACCAAGGAGCAGCTCCTGGCCGCGATCCCTGAGTACCAGCGCGATATGCGGGCCAAGGGGATACCGGTACTCGGTGAGGGGATGGTGTTCCCGATTGCCGAGGAGGTTATTCGGTGCGATCCGTTCGAGATACCGCCGCACTATAAGAAGTTGGCGGCGATTGACTTCGGTATTACGCACCCGACGTGCGTTGCGTGGACGGCATATAACCCGGACAACGACACGATTTATGTATACGACGTCTATAAGAAGGACGGCGAGGTCCCGGCGGTGCACGCCAGCGCGATTAAGGGTAGAGGGAAGACGATACCGATGATCTACCCGCACGACGGGGACAGCACAGAGAAGGGCAGCGGTCGCACCCTGGCAGAAATGTATATGGAGAACGGTGTCCTCATGATCGGGAAGTTTACGAACCCCGACGGCACCAATTACGTCGAGCCTGGCCTAATGGAGCTGCTCGAGCGGATGCGGACCGGGCGCCTGAAGGTGTTCGGCAACTTGAACCTGTGGTTTGAAGAGTTCAGGCGGTATCACCGCAAGAAGGGGAAGATACACAAAGAGTTTGACGACCTTATGGACGCTACGCGGTATGCGGCGATCAGCGTCACCCGCTACGGGCAGAACCAGGTCGAGCGGGACACATTAACCTACAGCCAGGCGGGGTATACCAGCCATGAATATGACTATTGACCAAAACGAGCTCCTCAACACCTTGGAGCGAAACATTGACGCCGCCGATACCTACGCCAACAGCGAAGTGGGTGACCAGCGGGACCGAGCCCACCGGTACTACTACGGTGAACCGATCGGCAACGAGGTAAAGGGCCGATCGCACCACGTCAGCATGGACGTCTTCGACGCGGTTGAGGCTGTGAAGGCCATGCTCCTGGAGACGTTCAGCGCCGACAGGAACGTGTGCCGGTTTGATCCGCAAACGCCCGAGGACGTTATGGGCGCCAGGATGGCAACTGAGCTCACGAACTACATCTTCTACCGCCAGAACGACGGCTACAAGATTATGAGCGACGTGATCCACGACGCCCTGGTCGCTAAGTCTGGCATTGTGAAACGGTACTGGAAAAACGACTACCGCTACCAGTCTGAAGAGTTCCAGGGGCTGGACGAGGGTGCGTTTAGTGTCCTGGCAGCCGACCCGCAGGTGGAGCTGACAACCATCGAGGAGGTCAACATTAACGGCATGGTGTCGTATAGCGGTGAGCTGCGACGCCGGTTCAACACCAGCAAGGTGTGCGTGGAGTGTGTAGAGCCTGAAGACTTCCTGATCAGCCCGCGCGCTAAGACTATCGACGACAGCGACTTTTGTTCATACCGCACAGCTCGAACCCGTGGCGAGTTGATGGCTGAGGGCTTCGACCCCGATGTGGTTGCCAGGCTGGACGAGGAAGACATGCTGAAAGAGGACGGCTCCCTGGGCCGCGACAGTGTCGACAGCTTCCGCAAAGACTCAACGAATCTAAACGA